GAACATACTTGTTGTATCTGCATCTAAGAATAGATCGGATGACTTCTCTACATTTACCTTGCGAATCATTCAGGAGATTCCCATTTTACAAGGATTAAAGCCGTCAGAGAACCAACGATTCAGTAAGATAGCATTTGATGTAGGACCAGCTCCTGCCTCTCACGCACCCTCTGTTAAGTCCCTTGGTATATCGTCCCAGCTCACTGGTTCCCGTGCAGACATCATCGTAGCTGACGACGTAGAGGTAGCTAATAACAGTGCCACTCAAGGAATGAGGGATAAGCTGGATGAACAAGTAAAAGAGTTTGACGCTATCATTAAACCTCTCGACTCCTCCCGTATCATCTTTCTCGGTACTCCTCAATGTGAAGACAGTATATACAACAAACTGCGAGAGAGGGGCTACAAGAGCCGTATATGGCCTTCAGAGTATCCAGACGATACAGAGGCTACTAACAACTATGGAGGCGATTTAGCACCCCTTATAGCGGACGATATAAACGAAGACACTGTCGGTACTTCTACAGAACCCTTACGGTTCACTGATTTAGACCTAGAAGAACGTAAGATGAGCTACGGTAGGACTGGGTACGCCTTACAGTTCATGTTGAATCCTAAGCTATCTGATGCTGATAGATACCCATTAAAGATAAACGATCTAATAATATCGGATGTAGATGTAGACTTAGCTCCTGAAAAGATTGTGTGGTCCTCTGACCCAGATAACACAGATAGAGAGCTACCTAATGTCGGATTAGCGGGAGATCGATTTAGACGACCCTCTTCAACTGTTGGGGATATGATACCGTACACAGGCTCTGTGCTATCTATTGACCCTAGTGGACGTGGTAAGGACGAGACAGGGTACGCTGTGGTAAAGATGCTTAACGGACAGTTATACGTACCTGATGCTGGTGGTATAAAAGGTGGGTACGACGAAAGGACGTTGAAACAACTGGTAGCTATAGCAAAGGATAACAAAGTTAATATCGTTGTTATAGAGTCTAACTTTGGAGACGGTATGTTTATGGAGCTGATTAAACCGTTGTTTCGTACCACTTACCCAGTAACCATAGAAGAAGTACGTCATAACAAACAAAAGGAACTTCGTATCGTCGATGTAATGGAACCTGTACTTAACTCTCATAGACTTGTTATTGATCCAAAGGTTATAACGTACGATTACAAGTCAGCTCTTAGCTACCCTATAGAACAACAAACTAGATATATGTTAATGTATCAGCTATCTAGAATAACAAGAGATAAAGGATCACTGGTACACGATGACCGTCTTGACGCTCTATCAATCGCTGTTGGTTATTGGACGCAGCAGATGGCTGCTAATGCAGACCAATCGATGGTTGATAGACAACAAGAACTACTTCATAAAGAACTACAAGACTTTACTGATAGCTTCCATAAGCGTAATAACAAAGCTGTAGCTGTCACTTGGATGTAGTCGCTATCGCTCCTACTTATAATAACAAACCTCTTAACTGTTATATATAAGGTGTTTCTCTATTTAGTTTAAATACATAAGTATGACTATATAGTTACCTTGTAATCCTAAAGTTAAAGTTTAGATTTACAACGTTTACCGTGTAAACACACCTATCCTTAAAAACTTATTTAAAGATCACGTTATCAATCCTGTAGTTTTAGAGATGTTAGCGAAAGAACGGATGTATGAGCTAACTAAATAACTGGTGTATTGATCTGATGGAAGCTGTAGTATTTGTAAGGTTCGTTATGTAACGAAGTGGAATAAAATAGCTACAACAAGTATCAGCTAATGTAACCTCTAAAGCAGTAGTTGCTTATGGCTTATTAACAAGAAATACGATACGTATACAATATATACTACGTAATATCTTGATTATAACGATCTCAAGCCGAAGGGACTTTGTAAAGCATAAAAGTTAAAGATGTAGTAAATAACAGATGTACAGCTTGGTCGTCGATTTACCTATGAAAACGTCTCACCTTATGCTATAGTTACAACATCATGGACATTAGTATTAATCATTCGAAGAATGTTAAAGCGTTAGGAAGAACGAAGTGATGAATATCAACGAACAAACGGACACGCTACAGTACGAACTGGCTAAGCTGGTATATAGGTTCAAGAGCGAATACGATCTTAACGATTACACTATAGCCGGATGCTTAGACTTCTGTAAGCTGTCAGTACTCACCGATACAGATGATGTTATATTTAACCCAGATTTAGCCGATGAAGAAGAAGACACCGAAGAAGACAATAACAACATCACCTTCTGACAAAGCTAACGCTTCTCTCGCACCTGCTTCGACAGCTGCTCTAAAGGACCTACCGATCATTAAGATCGTCTCTGAAGAAGAGGAGATGCACGTAAAGCTTGAGCTGGAGATGGAAGACAGTACACACAAAATGCTTGTTAAATGGGGCAAAGAGGTAGCATCCGATGAAGATTACATCAATATCGCCATATCAGCCGGCTTAAAGCATTACATTCATCGTACCGATGCAACGCATTAACTTCCTTACGGTCGATTAATGCTTGTTATATCAAGCGATAAGTAGCACTTTGCTACAGCTGTTCAAAAGGTTTCGGTAGAAAAATCCGAGACGCTTACGCTATATACGCCCGCAAGTTTTTACCCCGCATGTACCCGCAAGATTCTTATAGGGGAGGGGAATATAGTTCGTATTATATACATTATGTCTAATTAGTTTTGTTGACTATCAAGGATTTATGTAAACATCGCCAGATTCTTAGTCAAAAGCTTTTATTTTTTTTCGCAAATCAACAGATAAACAGGGCAGATTGCGTCAGTTGTTTGATCGATCAAAAGCTTGGTTATCGTATCAATCTATCATTATGCGTTGATGCGTCTTTGTACTTTTCTTTTTTCGCGTTCGACTATCGCTCACAATCGCTCACACTTACCACTTGAAACGATCACAAACGATCATTAGCGATCATAATAACATCAATTAGCACAGCTTATACAATTCAATATCTGCATTTTTTATTCGCTGATTTGCTAAATTTCGTCCAAAGCTTTGCGTATGAATAAAAACTTAAACCAATTGCTACACCGCCTCGGTTCGCTCCAATGCGGTCTCGTTGATGTTTTCGCTAATGATGGCGATTGCATCGAACCTATTAATGATGGCTACGGCTACAAAGCCCTTAAAGAAGCTGTCAATGCTGTGGAACTATCTGAGATCATCGTCAGGAATACATCAGGAAAACAAACAGCTTGGTTTCTTATTTCTTCAGGAGACGAGGGAATTATCGATCAAAGCGGTCTCAATTATTAATAACATCAGAAATACTATATCATATGAATACTACAGACACTAAACACAACGGATGGACAAACTACGCCACTTGGCGTGTAAACTTAGAGCTATTTGATGGCGACAATGAAAGGTGGGCGTATGGCTCATCTGATGGGATGCGTGAATTTGCAGAACTATTGATCGAGGAAAGTACAGATGAGGGCGTAGGTAGAGACTATGCAATGGCTTTCCTTGATGAAGTGAACTGGCAAGAGATTGCAGAGCATTACGAAGAAGAAGAACTTGAAACCGCTTAAGACAATGAAAATCATCAATAAACTACCAACAGCTAGCCAAACAATCGACAAAGAGGTGGCAAAGCTATTCACACCTGCACCACTTGAAAAGTTCTTTCCATTCATCTTACTTGGATTCTGGATAGCTATCTTGTTAGCAATATTCAGTTCATAAACCTAATCCTTAAATCTATACCATAAAATGAAATATAAAACTCTACTCACCCGTTACAAATTAAACGATAATTGGATTGTTTCTGAAAGCTTTTCACTTGAGGAATCTTTGTTATCTTACCGAAAGCTTTTGAAATCTAGATTAAAGAAACACAGACCACAACGATTCAGCTTTCAATACCGCTTCAAACATCAATCCGATTGGATTACATGCTAAACCTTACCTGACCTAATTATTACAAAGACCGAATTTATACTTATTTGCAACGAATACTTAATCGAACCAAGTTTAGCACTTGAAAACGAAAATATCTTGCAAGCTTTAAGAGACCGAAAATCGATTGAAACAATTAAAACAATATTAGAAACTGAATTT